CCTCAGGTGTTAAACCTGTGTATATCGACCCGGATCTAGTAAAATAAGGAGCAATGTAATCGAAACAATGACGATACTTCAACAAACCAGCCCAGGGATTTTTCTTCTTAATTTTTAATTCAACTACCATAAATTATATAATTTAGTATGTTGTAATGTCGAGTTCCCCGGCTCTTCCCGAGCCAGGGTTCGAACATTAATATTTAACATTATTTATTACGCAGCAACTGACAAACCACCGTTGTTGCTAATTTCTGTATCTTCAGCATCGCAATATAAGATACCGCAAGACAGTGGGTTACGTAACATGATACCCTCTTCACCAAGGAAGTGTACCTGGTAACCATCACGGCTGTTAGAACGCAAAGTATTGATAGAATTACCGTAACCACTTGGGATTACAGAACCACCAGTTGTCCACTGTACAAACTCACGACCCTTACGACATACCTTAACTACGTTAGCCTGACCATCACGTGAACCAAGATCTACGAACAAGAATGTGTAAGACATCAATGGTTTACCTGTAAGTGGGTGAAGCTGACGGAAGAGTTCCATATTATCAAACATAGGACATCTCTTCAATGTCAATTCGATACCGTTAGTCATCTTATAAGTTGTGAACTGACCACCGAGTGCAAGATCCTGACCAGAACCTGTTACGAAGTGTGTATCAATCATATTGAAGCTAGCAACCTTCTCCTTCAAAATACGGTCAAATTCACGGATACCCATCTCACCTGTAAGTGCAATGAACTTACGCTCGTTTGTACCAAGAATGTTGTAGCAGAGATCGAACAGATAATCTTCGAGCAACTCAGCTGTCAAAGTTGTATAGTAACGTACGTTAGCTGGAGCGATCTGCTCGAACAAACCAGCTGAAATAGCTACTGGACGACCGTTTGTACCCTTTGTATTATATGTACCATCAGCGTTACGGTTAGACTTACCGAAGAGAAGCTGTCTCTCCTCACGCTTTTTCCACTCGCGAAGAGCAATCCAATACTGATAATCAGACCACAAATAAGAAGTCTTACCTGTTTCAGGATCCTTCAATGCAATAGCAAGTACTGTAGAATAAGCATCTCCTGTAATATCATAAGTCAAACGAAGAGTTGTAAGGTTGTTACGCATCTTGAATGGAGTCTGATAATTGATGATATCTGCCTCATCACTGTACTCTTCGTATGCAGAACCGATACGACTTACCTGACGACCTGGGAGAAGATATTCACCTGGGATATAAGCACCAGCGAAACCTTCAGCTACATAACACTCGTAAACCCAAGCACTACCATCTTGATAAGGAGTACCGTTTACACGTACCTGGAAGTTAATGTTGTCAAATGAGAGGATTGCACCTGGACCGAACCAACGCTCTTCAAGAGCGATGTAAATAGGAGCACCATTCAAACCAGCTGTTGCATTAGCATAGTTTGCAGAAGTAATCTCCTGACCGTTAGCCTTAGCCCAACGGATATTAACAGCATGATCTGCATCGATCATTACTGACCACTCATATTCTCTATTCTCGATAATCATTGTCTTACCGAGTCCACCTGTAATCAAATCGATTGCTGTAGAAACACCATCGTCCTTTGTACCAAATACTAGAGAAAGCAAACCAGCTACCTCATGAGGCTTTGTCAGTAAAGCGTTAGAAATCATATTTTCATCAACCAAATCGCTAAAACGTTTTCCACGATAAAGCTGAAGATTATTCAATAAACCGTTATTCATAAAATTTTAAATTAATTAATTCTCATCATAGGAACTTTGACGCGATTTCCCATGCCTGAGGTTGTTTTTCATCTTTGACATCGATTGAAGAATGATTCTTGTTACTATTCCTCAACATGCTTCTAAGTCTTTTAGCAGCGGATGACTCTCCATCTCTCTAAGCTTCTGAAATTAGAGCATCGCCTTTCATCGTGAAATAAGCAGATTCAATCAAGTTCTTTGTAAGATTCTTATTAAAGTCTTTTTGATACTGTGACAAACCTTGTGCATCTGTTTTAAATATATAATCATATAATGCTTTACGGTCTGATTGTGGTACATTAATACCACGAATCTTTGTCAGTTTATTAATCTTTCCACTGACATCAGCAAAGAACTGCTGAGCTTCCTCTTGCTGTTGACGCCGGTATTCTGCTTGTTCTTTTTCAGCGTCTTCGAGATCCTTCTGCTGAAGTTCTCTAAGTCTATCAAGAGCGTCTTCTGCTTCCTCTTCCAACATATCTGCATCCTCAAAACGCTCAATGCGTCTTTCGATCTTATCATCAGAGTATCCATTACGTTTAAGAAGCTCACGTACAACTGCTTTCTAATTACTTTCATCCTCGATATCGATATTTTGAAGATCCATAGCCTTCTGCTGTATCTGATAGAAATCCTCAAAATTACCACCATTCTTTACATATT